TCAGCATCGGCGCCTACAATCTCAGCAGCCACTTGTTGTGCCTTAACATTATTAAGGTTAGCTACAGAAGTATCCTTAGCTTCAGCTGGTGTAGGAGTCTTATTCTTCATAGCTTCTTGACCTTGCTGGATCATTTTTAATACTTCTTCGTTAGATGGCAAATATGTATCAGCATCTTTAATCTTTAATGAGTAAAGTGTTTCTTCGTATGGCTTTTTAATTTTAACATACATTTCAGGAGTTAATGTTCCTGAAGTAACCATAGCTTCTACTTTTTGATATAACTCTAACTGTGCTTTTTTAATAATATCTAAGCGTTGTAATTGATTCTCTTCGGCCATCATGCCTAACGCTAAGTCTAAGTGTATTTGTTTACGCTCACAGAAGTTTAAATCATCAAAGGCTTGGAAGTCCAAAAACTCAGCCTTTTTATCTGGATGATATAATTGTGCTAATTTCTTAACTCCATAATCATCGCCGTATTGAACTAGCGTGCGCCATACTAACCAAATAGCTTCTTTTAAGCCTTCGGCAGCGTTCTTAACTGTGTCGTCTTGAATAAGTTGATTAGGACCTAAAGCTAACTGTAGTTTAATACCAGAGTTGCCAGGCGCCATAATTTCAGGATCAAATGTATCTTGTGGCTGTGTCATGCCAATCATATTCATAGTATCTTGTTGAATACGGGCCATAGCATTGTCCACAAACTGTAAATTACCCTGTGGAGGCGGTAATGGATATACGTCGGTAGCAGGATCAAACTTACTATCTAAAATAAAGATAGCTGCCTCACCGTCCATTAACATTTCAAAGTCAACGCGATCAGGTTTAACACCCATACGCGGAGTAGCTGTTAATAAACCTAACATAATTTCAGCACGGTGACATGAAGTAGCATATTCCTGCATAGGAATAACTGACTCACCAATTGACATACCAAAGAAGTTGCCAGGTAGTGGCTTAGGATTCATATTAGCAATAGGAATAAACTCTACTTCCTTAGCTGATAATACATAAGAACCAGAAACTACAATTTCAACTAACTCTAATTCACCGTCGCCGTCAATATCATAACGGTCCCAGGCTGTTAAAATAGTAACGTGGCGAGCATCCGGGTCAGCTGAAGCACCAGCATCCACAGGAATACCCATAGTAGGAACGGAATCGCGACCGTGAATGGCCAGATTATTAAGAACTGAACCAGCTTGATAAGCTCCGTTTTGATTGTATTCAGCATATTGTCTAAATAGCTCTAAATTGTTACCTTCCATTAGGGCAGGATACAACTCAGTAGCTTCTTGAATAGTCATTGGATCGTAGAAACCGCAGAATGGTTGTTCTTGAATTTCGGTTACGTTAGGATCACAAATCCAATAGTGTTGCGCAACGTGGCGCATACGAATATTTAAATTATAGCCAGTTAATTTATACTTGGCTTTGTAAATTGTATTGCGAGCAACAGCGTCGTTAATAGCTTGTTCTTGCTCACTCATACCTTCTGGTGTGTCTAATACAGGCACAGGAGAGTTTAACGAAGCTGATATATCATCTTCTAACTCATCATTGTCCAATTGATATTTTAATTCATCAATTCTGGACTGTATTTGTTGATCGTTTAAACCAGTTTCGATTTCAGGGCGGCTTTGTTGAACTTCGGCCATAACCTTATCCATCATAATACTAATTTTACGACGGCTTTGGCGTTGTGCTTTTAAGCCAGCTTCTTCAGCTTGTATTTCAAATGCCTTAAGTTGATCTAATGTGCCTTGTATTTCACGATATAAAACGATCTTTTCACGGACAGGTATAACCATAAGCATACCGTTCTTATGCATCGCAGAATCTTGAACCCACTCACGAATAACTTTGTGCGGATCATTCATAGCATTCATTACACGCGATACCATATCAGTAGCTTGTTTAGCGGCTACAGTATCATCATCATTGTCAGGAACAAACTCAAACGATACTTCACCGTTAGGACATAAGCCTTTAGTAATAACAGCTGACGCATAATCAACGCATGGTTTTACCACAGGGTGAATATAGTCAATGTCGTTAACTGGTGCTGTTGATTGATTAACCGCCATTACTAAGTAATGGTAGTCAACAGCACGGTTCATTACGTTTTTAGTAGCGCATAGTCGCAAATAACTAGCACACTTTAAGTCCATTAAGCCTTTAAACTTGGCTAAGCGTGACATTTTAGAATTATTCTGGGCGCCGATAATGTTAGTAGCTACACCTTCACCACCTTGGGAGCCAGTAACAGTAGTATTATCGATTACAATATTTTTAACATCTAACATTTAAGTTGTTCCTTTGTATTCTTTATTTAGCTCTATATTAAATAGTGCTACCTGTAGCAGGATCATAAGTCTTTTTAATTTGTGGACGATTAATTTGTTTTTGTAATTTGATAGTTTCTATGCGTTGTCTAGCTTGAGCCATGCGTGCTTGTGAATTTAATCCATCATAAGGCTCTGATAATTGTTGTAAACAACCCATTAGTGCGTAACGTGCTGAATCAATAGCGTCATCAGGATCTGAAAAACGGCCTTTTTCATCCACATAGTAGTTTTGTGCTTGTGTTATAAATGTTTGGCAACTGTCGTTAATCATAAAAGTGCCGGCTTCTAGCATTTGACGCATCATGTTAATGCCATAGGATTTATGATTAGTTTGACGCCCTTCTGGATCAGGCGGATTCATAATAGGATGCGGATCTACATTTAATCCATACTGTTCAAATAACTCACGTATAGATAATGCTGACATAGTGTAACGACCTTGTGTGCCTGCGTCTGCTGGTAACACAATAGGACACCCAAATACTTCCGGACGTAGCAAATGATTAACATAGTTAACAGGATTAGCTTCTTCTACACCTTTAACTATAATTTGTCGATCTAACCATAGTAGTTGTTCTTTGGGATTTGAATACATTAGTGTAATAACAGTAGCGTCATTAACTAAACCTAAGTCTAACGCAATAATGCGTTCAATATCATTCATTGTTTTGAAATCGTAGTCGCCAGTTTTGTAAGTAGGCCATGTCCTTAATTGAAACACAGCGCCTTTACCCATAACAGGCTTACCAGCAATACGAGCTTCACGTTCATGCGGTAAGTAATCACGCTCTAATTGGCGTCTAGTTTCTTGTAATAAGAACGGTTGGCCCCATGGATCATACTCTGGCACATCATCCCAGGATACACGCACAAAGTCATAGCCTTCTTCACGGTTCCAAAACTTTGACACTAATCCGTTTAAGCCTTTTAGTGGAGTAAACGAACATAATACTTGACCTTGTAGTGTGGCCGTTCTGGTTACTAACTCTGAAAACATATCATCAGGTGGTTGTTCGTCAAACACAACTATGTCTAACTTAAAACCCTGCATGTTTCTAACTTCCTGCGTGTAGTTACCAAATGTTAATCTTGATTTTTGTCCGGAACGGTGCTTAATTTCTACAGACATAATGTTAGCACCTTCTGAACGCATAGTTTCAAACACAATATTAGCACGCGGAATAGTTCCTGTGCCTATGTCTTGTGTAATCTTACCATCAGAACTACCCATTAGTTCATCTTGTAGCACACGTGCTACTTGATCCCAGGATTCGCCTGCTACAAAAGCCGCAATAGGTTTATTAAAACGCTTACCCGTCCACCATTCAGGATATTCGCCAGTTAAATGAACAGCTAACTCAAAGCATGTTGATACTGTTTTACCAATACGGTTAGCAGCCAGGATACCGCGGCGGTCTGATTGAGCGCCAGTAGCAAAGAATTTCTTTTGGTGTTCAAAAGGCCTAAAATACTTTAGCTGATTATAGCGCATATCTTCTGCAACCGAAACTGTAAGATCTTGAAAATGCGCTAATGTTTGACTATCTAATCTACTAATAGCATCAACAGTTAAATTATTTGTATCGGCGCAATAACGCACAGCGCGAGCCATTAATATCTCTTGTGGAAGCATATTATTTTAATTGTTGATGTATAACAAATAATTGACTAGCAGCCGTAGCTAATTCATTAACTTCTTGATTAGATAATGGTTGTTGATTAGCTTTATGTAAACCATTTTGTAGTCGTTCAAACACTAAGCGTAAGCATATTTCTACTTGCTGTGGAAAACGCTCACGAAACTGTTGTGCGTGATGCTGTGTAGCCTTTGCTTGTATTTGAGCATCGACTAATAGTTGTTGTTCACGCTCAACACGCGAGCGATGATCTACATCGTATGAGCCTTCGGGTCTCATGCTCCCTCCACCGCAATAATATACTCAAAAGGTATTGACACTAAATCATCGCCAACCGGCGTTCCTAAGTGACTAAGGTAAACTATATCACCTTCACTAATACCTTCAACGCCTATACCACAGTGAACCACGGTGCCGCGAGTGTGATCTGTTGAACTTTTAACATCTAAGATTAACCCGCCGGCTGACCGTTTTTCTTCTGTGACTTGACGAATAATTACACGATTTTTAGTAGCTAATATCATGCGTCATTGCCCCAAACGTCACGCAATAGTGTAGTATCAGAGCGCATAATATCTTTGTCAACCCAGTTAGCGAATACACCTTGTTTAACTAGCACAGCACGCAACCTATTACCTACTTCAGTATACACACCTTCACGGTCACGCATTAACTGTTCACCAGTGCGAGGATCAACCCAACGAATGATTTCAGGACGCTCTTTACCATACTTGTCCAAAACCTTACCTTCAGGGCGTGGTTCAATAGGACCAATAACTTCATAGGTTAATACATTGTTGCGATACTTACGGAATATTACCGAAACTTGTTGTTTACGGCTACGCGACTCTTTATCAGGATGCGGAATCATTGGTGAATAAAAAGTGTTAGCAACTTGTGACTCTGGTGGCAATCCTTCACCACGGGGAGGCACTGGTTGTAGTGGCTCTTCAGGAACTAAGTCAGCACGTTCGATATAAGGGTTTTCAGCACCTAAATACTTTTCCTCAACGTCTTGTGTATTCAGCGCACGTAATGCCACTTCATACTTAACAGCGTTTGAACGGCCTTTAAGGTTTAATACAATACCTGTTTGATCGTAAACGAATCGTTCTAACTCTTTAGCTGTTGGGAAGTCTGTTTGTAAGCCTTCTAAATCGAAGTCTGTGTTTAATTGTGATTTATCTTGTTTTTTCATACTATACCTTTTCTATAAAAATGGCGGGGGTGGTCTGTATTCCCGGTCCCCGCCGGCCCAAATAGATTGCCTAATTAAAGGATTTAACAATGACCATAGCTCAAGCCCGGCAATCTAAATTCTGTAAAACTATTTATTACCGCGAGTAGGACCACGGCCTTTATTAGTGTTAGGACTAATTTGGTCTTGGTTCTTATCACGATTAATCGTCATGCTCTTAGGATTAGTAGCACGTGCGCCAACAGCGTTAGCAATTTCGCGTGCTGTGGCAGCCCATGCTTCTTTAGCGGCAATAAACGCTGAACGCTTTGAAGGTGTGCCTCGATTACCTACACGTGGACCTTGTGGTTGATTAATTTTACTCATTGTTGATTACCCTTTGTTGGACCACGACCATAACGGATCATGTCTGGATTTGGTGGGCATGATACTTCACGTGTGCCACCAGGATTACGCTTTTGCTCACGGCCTGAAGCTGACGCTGGAGGACGTTTGCCAGTATGCGTAGTAGAGTCAGTATTGCCTTTAGTAGGGCCACGACCATAATTAGCACGAGCATCTGGAATGCCGGCTGCTTTGTGTTGATATTTTGAATTATAAGCGTATGATGTTCCGCCTGCTAATCCATCAAAATCTAAATTGCGATCACCTTGATCTGCGCGATTTTTCATAGTGTTATTACCTTTCGAAAGTTAACATTATTATTTAGTATTGTTTAATCTAATTGATATTGACCCGGCTTATATTGACAAATGCCTGAAACAACCGATTCAGCTATGCGGCGATTACCTTCAAGCCCAAAGTGATTAGGGCGTGGGTCATCATTGCGCCCATCCCATCCTGAACTACCGCCATCCCACACTCCTGAAACTGACAAATCAAATAACGGTGTTGTGTATACTACGCCAGGTAGTAAGTCCATATAAGGTATATCAAAACAAGCGAAGTGTATAGTTTTAACGTTAGGCCACTCACGCCCTAAATCACGAAAATACTGTTTCTGTGCCCACACGTTGTAGTCTGTTGAGTGATAGTGGCGAACATAGTTTTCATACTCTTTAGAGTTGCCAAATATAACACGATCAGTATTAATACGGCCGGGGTTAGTGTGAAAAAACACTAATGCCGTTAACTTACCCATTGTGTCCATATTGTCCGGGATCCATTCCTTAAATTGCTTATAGCTATACCACCACGATGCTCCAGCGTAGCCATGACACACGTATTGTGTCGCCATAATTTCGGCGGCCATGTCTATGTGTGAGTAATCTTTAGTGCCTTGATGCTCATTGCGTGCCTTAATATTGCCGTTAGCGTATTGTGCGCAAAATGAGTCGCCTATATAAACTATAGTCATTCTTCTGGGTCCTGATCAGTTTTACCTATCATAGCCACTATGTCTATAGTGCCAGGCTCTGGGGGCTCTGGTAGTTTAGCGTCAGCCGCTCTGCGTTGTGCGGCTCCACCGGCCACTGCTAACGCTGCCATAAACGCGGCGTTCTTAGCCGCTAACTGATCTTCATCCTGTCCTACGGTAACGTCTATACGGTCACTAATAACCTTGTTCAGTATTAGCGTATCGTATTTTAGTATTATGTTCTTATCGCCCTGATCTAACGCTTCTTTATAGTTGACGGCTAATTGTTCACCATACGGGCGACCAGTCTGCTGTGCTAAGTGTTCCAGTAATTGTGCGCCAGTAATCTTGTTCTGTGTGCCCTTAACGCGGCCAAACGGCTTGCCCGATTTAAGCGATCTGAGTTGCCCTTCACTGTCATAGTAAGTTTCATACTTTACTGACTCCGGGCCGGGCCTGCCACCTTCCGGTATTGCGATTTCGGTTGCGGGTTTATCTATTCTATCCATGAGTGTTCCTATTGTATAGTTATTTAGTCCCGCCGGCCGCCTTAACTATTATACACGGGGTTTCGGCCCATGTCTACCGGCCAACGGCTCTAAACGCTCTTAATCGGGCTAATTGTTTACGACGGTCCGCCTTCGGGTTCGGTATCTCAGTTAACCATACTCCACCATGCTCCTCAGCCGTTAGTTTAAGTGCGGCGTGTAAGTCCGCTTGCGATCGAGTTAGTGCTTCATAACCGTTAGCTACCCGCCACTCATTGTCTAAGTCCTCATACGGCGGTCGATTAACCTTTTTCGGGGCCGGCCTTAATACCTCACCTAATAATTGTATAAACGGCCATAGTGCCCATATAATACCTATCGTTAATAATATTTCCATTGTAATCCTTTTTCTATGCTATGTAATAATAATACACGGTTCCTTATTATTAGTCAACCTCAGTCTTACCGTTTCACACCGTTGCGGCTATCATTAATAGTTCTTAACGGTTCCCAACGGTTCCCAACCACAACCATTCCCAACCTTTCCCATTGTGTTTCACGGTCGGGGCGATCATTAACGGTTCTTAACCGTTTACCTTTTCGTTATTTACCGTTCCCTTCACGGCGTTAAACGGTAGCGACACGGCGGCGACACGATAAATTATTCTTGCGGGGCGACGACGGGGTTGCTAACCTTTTTCAGTTGTTCTCAACCTGTCCCAATCGTAGCCGCGCGATTCTGTAGTTTTCTCTCCCTTTCATTCAATAAATATGTGTTCCCTTAATTGTTTCATTATCTCTTGTGTGTTAGCCCATTCTTCATTCCATAGTTCTTCATTCAATAATATATCCCCTATTCTGTAAATATTGCTATCTCGCCTGCTAATGCTTTGCGTCTAAATATTTTATATACTTCTTCCATACCTAACCACTCACTGTCTCTGCGACTATACCAATAATGCCTTAATGCTTTATCTGCGGCTTCATTGTTTAAGTCATAGTGTTCTTCTGTTAATACCAGTGCGGCTAATAGTTTTTGTTGTTCTTTATCCATATGCTTTATCCTCGCGACCTGTTAATAGCCTTCTTGCGACTCGTGCTTGTGCTACCGTAATATCATTTGCTATATAATAGTCTTCTATTATGTCCGCCCACGGCTTACTTTCGCTTAATAGTATTAGCTCATCTATTAGTTGCTTACTTAAACCTATTAGTAATAGTGTTGTTAGTTGCTCTTTAGTAATCATATTAATTCCCCTATTAAGTGTTTAGCGCCTGTAGTTTTATAGTATTCGTTAAGCTCTTCCCAGCGTTGTTCTTCTAACTCTGCGATAATATCTTGTAGTCGGTCTATCTCTACCATAACCTCTGCGGCTGTTTGTGCTTTTTCTTTAGTGCGTTGTTCTAATAAGTTAATTGCTTTATCGCGTGTTTTTGTGTATTCTGTGTTAAGTGTTAAATTAATAGTGTCGCTTACTATCTCGTCATAGTATTCCCATAACTTATAGTTGTTATCGTATAAGTCGTCAACGGTTGCTGTGCCTTCTTTAATAGCGGCGACCCATTGTTCTTCTGTCCATACGGGTGCTTGTAGTGTTAGCCATACACGATGTTGTTCTTTAGTTAGTGTCATTGTTTGTTTTCCTTTTGTTTATTTATGTTATTTAGTGTTATTAGTTATTTTCCGCGACTTTAACAACGATATCGCGATGTCCGTTTTTATATTCCGCGGGTTTACGGTTTAATAACAACTCGTGTAAGCCTTCATAGTAAGTGTTGTTTAATATATCTGTGTGCTCTAATAAGCCTGTGTTTACGGGGTCATCGTTTAATAAGTTTAGTGCTAATAACTCTGCGGCGGGGTTGTCTAAGCCTATTGTTCTTAATCGTTGTTGTGTGCGATAGCCGCGGGTTTGTTTAACACGGTTAGCCATTAACTTAACGGCGGCCTTTAGCTCATTATTAGTGTAATCAGTTAGTAGTCGTTGTAATAAGTAATCGCGGGCTATAGCTTCACGCTCTTCTTTAGCTTGTTGTGCGGCTTCTTGTTTAGCGTTGTAGTCATCGTTATCCCAGCTGTCGTCGCGGTCATCATAGCTAATCCATACGGGGCGTAGCTCATCTGCGTTAATATAGTCAGCTAACTCGTCGTAAGTAGTCATATAGTGTGTAGTAGCGCGATAGTTTTTTAGTTTACTGTGTAATACTTCTAACTTATTGCGATCTTCCTCGCGATAACACGGTAATACTGTGTTCTCATAATACTCTATCCATTGCGGTAAGTCTTTAGTGTCATGTTCGCTAAATGTGTATAACCATAAGTCGTTATTAACACCTCTATCAGTTAATAGCGGGTTGCTAATATCTTTAAGTTTTGCGTAGTAGCGTTCGCTCATTTTGTTGTGTAATGCGTCGCGGTCTTTATCGTCTTTACACTTTAATAAGTCCATTAAGTATTTTTTACCGCCGTAAATATCTGCGTGTAGTTGTAGCGCGATTGCGGTTGTTGTGCGATAGTAGCCTGCGTTGCCGTTATCGCTTTTTGTGTAGTATAATGTTGTTGTCATTGTTTAGTTTCCTTTTCTATATTTATATATTGTAATACTTATTGCGATTTTTCGCGACTAATACGGTTAAATTCCTCAGTAAATAAGTCCTTGTAATTAGTCTTATCTGCTTGTTGTTGCTTTAACCATTTGCGGTGTTCTGCGTGTTTGCGGCTTTGTTCTTGCCAGTATTCTTTATTAGTCATCGTCTATCCTTTCTTGTGTATAGTATATGTAAGCCTAATACTATTCTATAAGTTGTGTATATCACACTTATCAGTGCGATTAATAATATAACTGTCATGTCATTATGTTTCCTTTCCTTTTTGTTATATATGTTTATTTATCATCGCGGTTAAATTTTCTTTACCTTTAGTTATTTATTGTATGCCTTTCCCATCTTCCCATTCCCATCACGCCCCATCTCCATCTCACCCCATTCCGTTTCGCGGTCGCCGTTTTCATTTTCATCTTCATCTCGCCGCCTCATCTCTATTTTCAAAACCAGATCAAAACCAGATCAAACAAAACCAGATCAAAACCAGATCAAAAAGACACAGAAAAAATGCCTATATAAATCTCTGTGATAAATAAAAATGTCGCAAACGTTACTTCACTTCCTCCAGTTGTGTGTTTTCGTTAAAGGCACCTTAGCCGTGGTGTGCGACAAACGGCTACTTTAAAAAACACTGGCAACACACAACTGAGATTTAAGGTTAGCAGGCCGATCATAATACTGCTGGTAAATCTGATCCTGATAGAGTCAGTAGCCAAATCGCTTCGCTCAGTAAGCGGCTTCAATACACTACCCGAAAGGATGCTTAAAAGCGTAAGGTGACCATACCTGTCAGCTTTGTATTGTCGTAATAGTAAGAGATATATTAAAGTCACTATGTAAACAAATAACCGCTGAGAGTTTACTTAAAAATCGTTGTAGGGTGGGTAAGGACAGAGCCCAAGTGATTATCTAAATAAAGACCTACCGGTGTTAACAATACTGCTTGCGTAAGCGGTATTGTGGCTATCATATCAGTAATGAGTTTTACTAAAGACTTATTACTAATATGAAAATAATGTTGTTGAGCGAAAGCGAAAACAACAGGTCTTGTTAAAGACCTCATTAGTTAACTCTCAAATACCCCAAAAAGATACTTCAAATACCCCAAAATCTGACCTTTTTACTAAATATCTATATAGAAAAAAGGAGAAGTAAATGAAAAGCAAAGCATATCTATTAGTATTAATTGAGCGCAAGTTCGGACCACTTAATCAAGTTCTCATTGAGGAATTGACCTGGTTAGATTTAACAGATCTCAAACAACTAACAACAACATTAGATCCCACATATAGAAACTATAAGAATTGGCATTCAGTTCTCACAGCTAAAATACCTACAGGCATATACACTAACTTAGAGTTAACTGGTCGCTTAGATAAAAACGATACACCAGTAATATCAGCCGATTCAAAACCAGAGCTATTGCTACCAGTAGATAATGACACATTAGCGGAAGTATTGTCTGAGTTAGCACGCCCACGCATAACACAGTATCAGAAATTGTTTGGATAAAAAAGCCCACTGTAAATGTCACTAAACAGTGGGCAAGGCTAACAACTAATTATCAGCCGGAGTATCATCTTCGGACGGATGACTAAGATATTTATTTAAAAGATTTTTCATTATCTTTTTACTATTAGGATAACTTTGTTGATTATAGTGATCGCCCAGAGGCGCTGAGTATTGTCGTTTAACAACCCATTCGTTTAGTGTTCTATTTTTGTGATAAAGTGTATAATGTATCATGTCTTTTGTATTTAAGTAAATAACAGTATGTCAAGACCACAACCAACCATACTCACATCATATAACGAAGGCCACAATACACACAGTATTATTGCTACTAAAAATATTGTATATTGTGTTGGCTATCGTAATAATATAGTATCAGCTAAGATAACTAATCAATTAACATCGCGTATACTATACCCAAATATGTTAGCTTCGCATAAAGGACATATTGAAAGAATTTGTAGAAAATTAAACAAAAAATTGAATACTACAGATTTTCATGTAATTGAATTAACACACAAGGAAGAATAAAATGGATTTAGATCGCGCTCAAGCAACACTTACAGAATTATTTTTAGGCGGAGCATTTAATTTTAGTGATGATTTAGATATCATTTCTGAACAAGAATATGTTAACATTATTAATTCAATAGACCCTACTGACTATGAAGTAGCTTATGAAGCTTTTGAAGGTCACCCACATCAGTTAAATGTAATTGAAAAGTGTTCAATAGATCGTAGCGAAGACCTTACTACTATGATTCGCAAAGAACGCACATACGAACACAGTGGCTATAGAATATTTCAATTAGATTTACAGGAAGTGCCACCGTTAGTAGTTGCTAATCCAAATCAACAACACGATCCTAAAAAATTATTAACAACCTGGTGGCTTAATTCACAAGGCCATACAATACACTATAGACAAACATATAACTCATTAGTATTAGAAGATATTGGGATCTTAAAATAAATACCTATAGGTAATATATATCATAAATATATTATATAGAAAAGGAAAGCAAAATGAGAAAAACAAACCCAAAACAAGATCGCGTAGGCGATTTATTAGTTAGTTTAGATTATCTTAATAGTTGTTTAAAAGAAGAACCTAATGGTTGCGTTATGCCTTATCGTGGCGGACGACACAAACAAGGTTATCTAATGTTAGGCGCATTTCGTTTAACAGATGGCAAATATATTATGACTACAGCGCATCGTGTTGTAGCAAGATTAAAATTAAAACGAGAAATTTCATCAGACGAATTTGTTATTGCTACTTGTAGTCGCATGGGATGTTGTAATCCAAATCATTTAATTGTAGGCGATCGTCAAGACATACACAAAATTATGAAAAAGAATCATCGCTACGCAGGTAGTTATGCGTCTGGTCGCGAAATTAAACAACAAAAAAGAAACTACAAATATAGTATTCCTGATATGATTTATATGCGTAATCATACTTTTGAAGAAATAGCTCTTAAATTTAATATTACACGCAATGAAGCTTCAAAAAGAAAAAATCGTATTAGTCGTGGCTACTTATGGCTAAATGACTATAACGAAGATGGCACTAGAAAAGGAGAATAGTATGAACATAGCACAAGCATTATTAGAAGGTTATCGCATGGCGTGCCATCGGATGACACAGGAACAACTAAGCAACTATATTAAGTTAGGTGGCGACATTAATGAACTATACGCAGAAGATATTGAAGTTGGTGTAGAGTATCCATATGACATCGTGGACTAGGGCTATTGGCTCAGACGTTACTGAGTTAGTTAGTTTATCGCAATCATTATTTGAGTGTGAAGTGGATCAGTTTTATCGAACTGATCCTACAGTATTAGCTAGAAATTTAACTTTAGCTATTGTTAATCAATTTTATAATCCCAACAGCGAATATGTTGTTATCTTACGCGATCAGGGCCGCTTAATCGCTTATTTGTGGTTAGTGAGAAACCAGTTCACACCCTGGTCTGACGATGAAGTATTAGAGTTTAAGATAGCGCATTTAGACTTATCACTACCAGTTAAGCAACGAATTAGAATAATTAACGAAATGATAGACCAAAGTATATTATTCGCACATCATAATAACATACCCCTAATAGTTAGCTCTACTGTTCGTGAGAGTCAAGTAGCGTTTTTAAAGCTACACGAAAAGAAGGGTTTCACTATTAGAGGCAGTTGCGCTTATTTACGCTTACTTAATGAGTAGGCTAACAATTATGCCTGTCAGGGCGGAAATAATAAATCCTGCCCATATTAGATATTGACGATAAGTTTTATCCTGATTCTTATCAACTTTAGTAGCCAACTCTTTAATCATAGTTGTTAAGCTATCTAAACGTTCGTCTACCTGATCGAACTTATGAATAAGCTGTAAGTAGCGTTGTTGACATAAATCAACGTGTAGCTTTAGATCAGTAGATTCGGAGTCTACTGTTTCAATAACATGATTATCCATTATGCTACGGTAGAGGCTACTGTAGGTGTGCCCCAAACATTAGTTAAGTTAGTAGTTTCTGGTGGTGTGTAAGTGACAACAGTAGTAGGCGCTGTGCCAAACGCAATACCAGTTGTAGGAGTTCCGCCTGAGATAACAGCACTAACTGCCGCTCCAGCATTAAACCAAGTTGTTGTTAGTGTAATAACACTATTAGCAACTGAAGCGTCTAATTGAACATAGTTGCTACTATATGCCGCACCTGTATCAAATTGCTTGTAAATTGTAGTTGGAGTGCCTGTTAATTGAGCATAACCTGTGCCAGTAGCTAGTGTAGTTGGAGTGCCAGTGCCCCCGACTTTAGTAGTGCCTGTATAAGTTGTGCCGTTAATTGTTTTGCTATTACCTGTGCCACTTAAAAATATTGTGCCACAAGTTGTG